ATAGACTTATTGACAACTCAACTAACAATTTTACAATCACTAAGGCCGGTGATGTTTCAGTATCCTCAGCAATACCATTCACCGCAAATAGTAGTTACAGTACTTATGGTAGTACATACTTTGATGGTACTGGGGATTATTTGTCAATTGGAACAACTCAATTATGGACACCTAGCAATAATTTAACCATAGAAGGTTGGTTCAACATAAGCACGACTGGTGATAGGTGCATTTTCTCTAAGGATTCAGGATCAAGTGGATCAAGTAGAGGACTTTTTATATACATTACTTCTACTGGTGCTGTTTCTGTTTTCTATTCAGTAAGCGGATCTTCAGAAGCGTTTGCAACATCTTCAACAGGATTAGTTGTTGCAAACCAATGGTATCATCTTGCAGTAGTTAAAAACGGAAGCAGTTGTGCTGTATATTTAAACGGTGTATCTATCGCTACATTTACTGCCGCTACTATTGCCTGTCCAGCATCGCCAACGAATTATATAGGTATATTTAATGCTTCTTATCCAATGTTAGGTTACATAAGTAATTTAAGAATAGTAAACGGCACAGCAGTCTATACATCAGCATTTACTCCACCCGCATCGCCATTAACCGCAGTAGCAAACACAAGTTTACTAACACTACAATACAACGGTGGTGCAACTAATCAAGGTATTATAGATAACAGTAATTTCAACAACATCGTCACAAGATTTGGTAATACAAGTCAAGGTACTTTTAGTCCTTATAGTGTAACAGGTTGGAGTAATTACTTTGATGGCACTGGTGATTTTTTAAGTACACCTGCCAATGCCGCATTTAGTTATGGCACAGGTGACTATACAATTGAAACATGGATCTACTTGCTGAGTTATACTGGATCTGGTGTGTATGGTTACATATGTGGTGCAGGTGCGTCAGGTCAACAAGACCAGTTTGTGATGAACCCAACAACCGGAACTTTCTACCATTATGATGGTGGTGCCACATATCCAACATCTTCTACCGCTATACCATTAAATACTTGGACACATATTGCTGCATGTAGAAGTTCAGGAACACTTCGTTTGTTTATGAACGGGGCTTTGGTTGGATCAGGGGCATCCTCAACCAACATTACAATTGGCGCAACAAACACATTCTATATTGGTAATCGTTCAGGTGGTGGGGATAGTCCTCAACAAACATTCAATGGTTATCTTTCTAATCTCAGAGTAGTCAAAGGTACAGGATTGTACACTTCAGCATTTACTCCTAGTACAACACCATTAACATCAGTAGCAAACACAAGTTTATTGACATGTCAATCTAACAGATTAATGGATAACTCACCAAGAAATGCTGCCATAACTAAAGGCGGTGATACTTCGGTTCAAGCCTTTGGTCCATTCGGTAGCATACCCGAAGCAGTGCCAATAAGTTATAGTAATTATTTTGATGGTACCGGAGACCAATTAATAACTACCACTTCTACAAACTTAGCATTAGAAAGTAGTGACTTTACTATAGAATTATGGTACTACCCTACAGGCAGGGTACAGTCTTACCCTGTATTGATAAGTAACGGTAATTTTGGTTCACAAAAATGGCAAATAAATGACAGGCATCAGGCTTTCCCCACAAAAGTTTCGGTAAATTTGTATGCCGGATCATCGGGTGACGGTTGGTTGGTTAGTACCACTACTATTTCTGTAAATACATGGTATCATGTTGCATTAGTTCGTTCTGGTAGCACCTTTACATTATACATTAATGGAATTGCTGAGCAATCTAAAACACTCTCGGGTTCTATTACGGCAGCTACGGATTTTATTACACTAGGTCAAGACCAGAATCAAGGTGTTACCTGTTACACAGGTTATATTTCAAATGCTCGTATTGTCAAAGGCACAGCAGTCTACACCTCAAACTTCACACCAAGTACAACACCACTAACAGCAATAGCAAACACAAGTTTATTAACTTGTCAATCAACTACAATGATTGATAACTCAACTAATAGATTTACAATAACTGCTAATGGTAATGTTACACCAAGAATCTTCAATCCATTCGGATACACCGCACAGAGTGCAACAAGTTATACTCCAAGTTTACATGGTGGTTCAATTTATTTGGACGGAACAGTAGACAATCTTTATTCAAGTACAATTTCAAAATATGGTTCTACGAACCACACAATTGAATGTTGGGTATTTTTCAACAATGTTTCGAGTAGACAATCAATTTTGAATAGTGGATGGGGCACAGGCTCATATGCAACAGATGGTGGTTGGACGCTAGACATAGCAGGTACCAACGCCGGAGGCATCAATTTTGCTCTAGGAACAATGGCTTCTGGCTCATTTTGGATAGGACCTGGCACTGGTGTAGGATCATTTACTGTTGGCCAATGGTATCATATTGCAATAGTAAGAAATAGCACAACAGTAACCATTTATTCTAATGGAGTTTCAATTGCCACAGGAACACTTACTGCTAGCACAACTGTTATGTCAAATATGGGTGTTTTACGTATTGGTGCATATGATGGAAATGGATTTCCATTTAATGGATACATTTCTGATGTGAGAGTTTCTTCTGGTGCTTTATATACATCTAATTTTGTATCACCAACGGTACCATTAACACCAACAGTCACAATTGGTGCAAACACTTTTACTGCTGGTATTTTAGTGAATGGTGCCACTGGTGGTATCATAGACCAACACGGTACTAATGTATTAGAGACTGTAGGTAATACACAATTAAGTACCGCAGTTAAGAAATATAATAGCGCTAGTATGTATTTTGATGGTACTGGTGATTATTTAACCACACCGGCAAAAGACTCTTTATCATTTGGAACAGGTGACTTTACGGTTGAAGCGTGGGTGTATTTTGCCAGCATAGCAGCAGACCGAGGTATTTTAGGATCGAGTGGTGTCGGCGGATATGATTTTGTTTGGAGAACTTCAAATGGATTGAATATTGGTAGAATTAATACGGCATTTGATAACTCATTTGCGTTCACTCCTGTTGTTAATACTTGGTACCATATAGCATACTCTCGTTCAGGGACAAGTTTGCGAGCATTTGTGAATGGAACACAAGTTGGTACAACAGCGACAAACGCAATCTCCTATAATTCAGTAACAGCAGTAGTAGTTGGAGGTTCAACCACCAGCGAGCGACTGATGAATGGTTACATAGACGACCTAAGAATTACTAAAGGATACGCACGATATACTAGTAACTTTACTCCACCAAGTGCTTTGATAACTAAGTAAAATATGTATCTGGATTGTGTGTGGAAGTTACAAAACCTGAAGCATAAATATCCTTATAGGGGGATATAATGGCGAAAACAATCACAACAAGAACGGCATTCAAAGATTATTGCCTGCGTAGACTGGGGTTTCCTGTAATTGAAATCAACGTTGATGACGACCAGGTGGAAGACCGTATTGACGATGCATTACAATACTGGCAAGATTATCATTTTGATGGTCTACAAAAAGTCTATTACATTAAAAAGATAGACCAGACAGACATTAATAATAAGTATCTGAACCTGTCTGAAGCTAAAGATTCATCAAACAATGCATTACAAATTGCTGGTATCACCAGAATATTCCCTATTTCCGATTCACATTCTCAAGTCAATATGTTTGATTTGAGATATCAACTCCGTTTGAATGAGTTGTATGACTTTACCTCCGCTTCATACATTAACTATACGTTGACACTACAACACTTACGTATGTTGGAACAACTGTTTACTGGTGAAGTTCCTATTAGATTTCAGAGACACATGCAAAGACTCTATATTGATTGGGGTTGGGGTAGAACCGAAGCACCAGTCGGTACAACAGTCATTGCAGAATGTTATGCGGTGATTGATCCTGATGTGTATACACAGGCCTGGAATGACCGTTGGTTAAAAGAATATGCAACAGCACTTATCAAACGTTCTTGGGGCAATAACCTTAAAAAGTTTGAAGGTATTCAATTACCAGGTGGTGTCAAATTAAATGGTGACAAAATCTATAGTGAAGCCAAAGAAGAAATAGATGCATTACATTTAGAAATTGGTGACAAGTACGGTGCACCACTAGAAATGTTCATGAACTAATATGGCAACCTCGGTTTATTTCAATAACTATAACTCTCTTGCTGAGCAAAGGGTAATTGAGGACTTGATTGTTGAGTCAATCAAGATTATGGGTTTTGACGCCTACTATTTACCTATTGAAAATGAAACCGATAGAGACATTTTATATGGTGAGGATCCAATAAAAAGATTTGGTTCAGCATTTCCAATTGAATTCTATCTATCTAGTTCGATGGAATATGGTGGCGAGAAAGAATTCTTTTCTAAGTTTGGCCTTGAGATTAAAAACACTGTCAACATTATTCTTTCAAAGCGTTCTTTCTCTCAACGTGTACCACAAGATATATTCACAAGACCAAGAGAAGGTGATTTAATTTATGTACCGTTCTTAAATGGTACTGGTGAATTGTTTGAAATTAAATTTACAAATCAAACTAAAGATTTCTTTATGTTAGGCCGCAAGATACCATTCTTCTATGAATTGGAACTAGAGAAATTCAAGTACTCACAAGAAGTTATCGACACTGGTGTGGAAGACATTGATGATGTAATGATTCAATCAAGTTACACACTAGACTTGACTACTGGAACTGGAACTGGAACATATGAAGCTAGGGAAGTTGTATTTCAATCTACAGATAATACACAAGCAAATGCATGGGTCGTGGCTTTAGTACAAGAATGGATCAAACCAGATGACTCACTAAAGGTCACAAATATTGCAGGTGAATTCCGTGACAACGTTGCAATCATTGGTGCAACAAGTAATGCAAGATACTATTTGGCATCTTATGATCCGTTGAAAGACAGTACACGAAATGAATCCTACGATAATTCATATTTGTTTGATACAGCCAATAACATTATTGACTTCACAGAAACCAATCCATTTGGAAGAATATAATGTCAACATATAACCGTGTCATAAGAAAATTGGTTGTTGGATTTGGTAATCTGTTTGATAACATTACCTTGTATAGATTTAAACCAGACCTTACCGAATCGGAAAGATTTATTGTTCCTATTGCATATGCAAGTAAAGAACGTTATGTCATGCGGCTTGAAGAAGATTTGAATTTGGATAAAAAGGTACAGATGACACTACCACGTATGTCGTTTGAAATGGCCGGTTTATCATACGATTCAAGTAGAAAACAAAACACAAACATTAAAAATTTTTCAGGAACTGCGCCTTCAGGAATACTTTCACAATACAATCCTGTACCATACAATTTCGATTTCAATCTTTACATCTATGTGCGTAACATAGAAGACGGTACACAAATTATTGAACACATTTTACCATTCTTTACACCAGATTACACCATCAAGTTAAACCTTATTCCTGAAATGGGAATAATTAAAGAAGTTCCTGTGATTTTAAATTCTACACAACATGAAATCACGTATGAAGGTGGTAGAGAAAATGAAACTCGGATGATTGTTTGGACATTAAACTTTACAGTCAAAGGTTTTATATTTGGTAAGGTTACAGAAACTAGTGTTATTAATCGTGCCTTTGTTTCTGTATATAACTTAGTATCGCAAGAAGAAGTAATTGAATTTTACATGAACTTAGATTCTGGTTACGGAACTTATAAAGTGGGTGAAAAAGTATATCAAGGTTATACTCCGGATGATGCAAGCGCAACAGGCATGGTTGTACAATTTACAGATAATGTATTGAGACTAAAAGAACTAACAGGAAACTTCGTGTCAGACAAACCTATATACGGGATTAACACATTGGCAAATTATAACTTTACATCATACAACTTGAACCCATTGAAATTCGTTGAAGTCGATTCAATTGGTAGAGTTAGTACAGATATTGACTACATGTCAGTTGATAAAGAAGACGCTAAGGCTGATAACACATTGGCTGAAGTTACTACAATCAATAAAGCTGCAAATCAGTAAACAAAACGAGAGAAA